CCCATTGTGCTGTTTCTTTGCTCTGGCTCTACCCACCACATCATCTCACGCAGTGTTTTAACATGTGGCAACCAAGGATCTTCACTTATACCAGCAATCAATATGCCTTGTATCTCACCTTGCTTGTCCTCTCCTACTATCACACAACCATGTGTTAACAGTTGTGCTAGTAAGTGTTGTATTCTTCTATAATCAAAGTCTGGATCATGGTGTGCCTCTAGTGGTGAACTGTTGGCAAAGTTGATCATCAACTTCATTACTCTATCAAAATCTTCTAAATCTGCAAACCTAATCATTAAATCTATCTCATTTGGAAATTAAATCCTGGGAATCTGCCCGGACCTCCAGGTCCTCCGCCTCCTCCATAGCCTTGTCCTCCTGTGTATTCTCTACCGAAGTCAAAACTAACATTCTGTAATTCTTTTACTCTATCAAAACTGATGTCGCCAGGATAGAATCTACGTCTATCTGTGCCGTTTGTTCTCTGTCCTCTAATACGATTTTCTAGCAGTGTGTTTATGCTTGCACATGTCACAGTGATTTGGTTTGTGAGTTCACCATTCAAGAAGTTTGTGGTTTCATCAATTGCATAGTTTGTGATTACACCTTTATAACGCAAATACACTTCGCCTGCTAATGCTTGTTGTGTTTCTGGATCAAAGAATGCACGTCTGATCTGAATAGTGCCGCCTTTGATAGGATTCAGCAAAATCAAACCCATGTAGTTGTATTCTGCAGGTATGCCACTTAGTGCTATTTGTATGTCACCATTTGTGGTTTTTAGATCTTCTGTTAAGTCTGATATCTGCAAGAATGCACCACTTGGCAAGTAGTTGTTGCCATCAATGGTTACTTGACTGTATGCACTACTAATTCTGTATATGGTGCCACCAATCTGTATGTCAAGAAACACAGCATGTGAAATGTTTGTGGTATCCTGAACTGCTGGTATATCTGTTGACATTATTCAACAACCTCCACTAATTCAAACACACCGTTAAACTCTAATCTATCATATGGCACCACAGCATAACTTGGCTTCTTGGTCATTACCATTTCCCAGGATACGTCGGAACCTACAACGGGCACTGCACCTGCTTCTGTGAAGCCTTGCTGATCAATAAATGGTCTGTGTATAGGCACATTTATTGTGCTGGCTGAACCTCTGACAACATCTGATGTTACTGTGTATGGATATTTGTAACCACCTGCTAAACTTACATAGTCACCTTTCTTGAACACTATATCACTTGGCACATCACCTACCACACTGCTCATGTCAAATGTGATTGTGAGTGACGCGGCACTGCTAACTGTCATTTGTGAAATCTGTGTTGGTGTAAAGTCACCTTGATATCTTGTGATGTAATTCAATGCAGGATTAGTGTTACCTATGTCAACAGTTTCTGTGAACACACGATCTAATCTGTCTATTTCTTCTGTGAGCGATCTATTTGTGCTGTATTGCAAACCTGGATGCATTTCAATGCTCATCACCCAAGGTATCTTGCTGGCAATACTGCCTATCTTTACAATACCACTTCTGCTCACAGTTTGTCCAACAACTTTACGTCTGTCAATGGTGATTGTGACTGCGTTATCTATGATTGTTTGTATGCTCATTATGCTGGTTGCCTCCTTTGACCTACTCTAGTAACTGAATAAATGAATTCTGGGTCTCTGGCAACCATCTGCTTGAAACTCATTGCATCTACAGCACTGATGTTGTAGTTTACAACTGTGGTTCCACCACCGCCCCCCATGCCAAATTCTCCATTTGGCACAATGGTGCCTGCACTGCTTGGCATAAACAATTCTGGACCTTGTTCACCAACAATGTATGGTCTGTTTGCACTTACTGGTCCACCTTCTGCTTTGAACAATCCGCTTAAGAATGAACCTACTGCACCACCGCCAGGTCCGCCAAACAGTGTGAGGAACAATTTGTTTGCTTGTAATTTGATAAGTTCTACCATCAATGTCTTAAACAAGTCTTTGAATGAAAGTTTGCCTGTTTCAGCAAATTTTAGTATGGCATCTGTGAAACCATTTGCCATCTTGTTGAACAGTTGCTCACCAAACTGTGTCATGTCCTCAACATTCTTCTTGAAGTTTTCGCTTGCAGTGCCCCATCCTGATGTGAACTTACCCCATGAAGTTTCTTCTTCAGTTTTAGGTGCTCCAAGTGGATCGCTTGGTGATTCTGGTGGTTCGTCTCCACCTGCACTGGCAGCGGCTGCCGCTTCTGCTTTGAGTTCTTCAATTTGTGCTCTAGCGGCACTCAGTATGTCTGTGATTTTTCTTTCTATTGGGCCAATTGTGGCAATCTCTGTGTTGTCCTCAAAGATTGATAATATTTCATCTAGTTTGTTTTTCACGCCCTCTGGTGTTACTTCACCAAAGTCTACTGTATTGAACAGTGTTAAGTTTACACCAGGTATGGTGTTCACATATTCAATTACAGCATTAATGCCCATAATGGCTTTGTTAGCCATTGCTTCAATAACTTGCAATGCTGAGTTTGCCATGTTGATGATTGTTTCATATGCGGCTGATATTGCAACCACAATCAACTTGCCTTTGCCACCCAACATCATGAATCCAAATAGACCCAATGCTTTCAGCGTTGGTGGCAGTTTGTTAAAGAATGTGAACAAGTTGTTTACACCATCTATCACAAACGAGAACACTGGCATCAACATGTCTAACAATGCGGCTGAACCTAATATAACTTGTTCTAGTGCATTGTATAAATTGTCTGCTAGTGCACTTGCCATACTGGTGATTGCACCTGCACCTTCGTCAAATGCACTAATAACAGCAGTAAGCAATGCTGTTAATTGTGGGTTGAATGCACTACCAAATGCCTCATTCACTTTGAACAGTCTGTCTTGGACTTGGCTGAGTGCACCTGTTAATGTTTTGTTCAATGAGTCTGCCGCACCTTTGTTAGCGGCGGCAAATTCTAGTAATTTTCTTTGTGTTTGCTCTACTGAATAAGTGACTCCACTTTCGAAGCCAGCCATTGCAAGGATACCTCTGTCTCTGAACAAGTCTGCGGCACCAGCACCACCGGCAAATGCTCGTTGGAATTGCTGTGCTGTTTGTTCAAAACTCAAGCCTGAGATAGCGGCAACGTCTGCCACTGCTTGCAAGTTTGTTTCTAATTTTCCAAATGTGTCTGAGATAGGAACAATACTGCTGAGTCCTGCTGATATATCTTCAAGTGCAAATGGCATGTCCTGTGCGGCTTTGGTTGCCATCTCAAGTGTTCGTGCGCCATTCTCTGCTGAGCCAGCAAGGAAGTTCAATCTAACTCTGAGATCTTCTACTGTTCTACCTGCTTGTATTGCTTTGCTAAGTCCTGCTGTTGCTCCTACTGCAACACCAACTTTGGCGGCAAATGCACCCAAACTGCGTCCGGCACTGCTTAGGCCTCTTTCAAAACCTTTGCTGTCTAAGCCTAACGCCATTTTGATATCAGCCATAGTCTACTCCTTGTTTAATTCAATCACAATCTCATCAGCATATTTGCCCATTGCTTTTCTTGCTGGTTTGCTCATACCCTGTGGTGATTGCTTTGAATACCCTTCATCTAGTCTTTTTGCGTATGGGTAATTGGCTTGTATTTTACCCTTACGTTTATTTAACTTTGTGTTACGTCTTGCATTACCTTTGTCAACAGGTGTTTCTTCATAGAATACTTCATAGCCTTTTTCAATAATATCATCTGGAAAGTCAGTCATCTTTTCTAACTTCTTAACTGCTTTGGTGGCATCTATTTTGATTTTTGCACCACCTCTGCCAGTGAGTCTAGCGGCACCTGCGGCACCTGCACGAGCAATACCTGCTCCTGCTCTTGCTATACCTGCGGCTATAATTGGTAATGGCATTAACCTGTCTCCCTAAACTTTGTGACAGCATCTAACATGTTGTCATCTCCAGGAATGTTTGTGGTCTGTTGTCCACCCTTCCTGTTTTGTTTTTTCTCCTGATGTGCTCTGTATGTCATCACAACATCATACACCACAAGATCAAACGTGCTTGCTTCAGTTAGCAGTCGACTAGGTAAAACGCCATACGCCTCTGCCATCTGATGCAACATACAAAACATGGCCAATTCCCAACTGCCTTCTTCGACAGTATGGCCAGTTACTTTCCCAACTTTTCAACAACCTGATTCATTGCCTTAAACATGACATCAGGTGGTAAAGTAAGATCATCTTTACACACTGGTTCACCTTTCTCATCAAGGATAGCAGTTTTCATAAAGTTGATTACTTTGCCATAGTCAGCATCTTCGCGATTCATTGATGCTAACTGAATAAATTCTTCTAGTGGTTGTCTGTCCCAGATGTGAAAGTCTAATGATTCACCATACTTTTCAATGGTGTCTTCATCATCTAGTGTGAGTTTGATTAATTGGGGTTTGCTTGCGAGTTGTGTAATGTTCATACCTTCATATCCTTTGTATCTCTAGTTTGTAAGTGGTGAACTGCACTAAGCAAAAAGTTCACACGGTTATTAACTTTTTCAGCGTCTGTGAGCAAGCACTTTAGTTCGGCTTTACTCTTCGCTAATTCCATCTCCACCGTCTTCAATATGTCCGGTGTCGAGTGTTTGTTCCAAATC